GCCTCTGGCTGCGTCGGGGGGCGGTCACCATACTCTTCCATAAGCCAAGTAACAATCTCAGCAAGAGTCTCAACTTCCACGATGCGGTTTTTGTCGCGGGTGAGGGCGTCAAATCGTGCGTAACTCTCATCCTGAAGAACATTCTTAAAAAACATGTTCATAACACCAGCAGAATTTTGAGCACTATTGTCACCAGTGCTGGCAATCAAATCAAGAAGAACTTGACCCTGAATTCTGGGAACACAGTGGAACTCCTCAGAATGAATTTTAAATGAAAGCGGACTAGCCTCTTTTGCTACCCCAGCTCCAAAGTCTTTGAACCTAGCTTTTTCACTCATTATATTTTTCCTTTTTTCGTTAACTTAAATTGTCATTTTGGCATTCAGCCTAATACTCAGTATACCTGAGAAACAAAACTCTAAGCCCCAATTCGAGCGTTGTAAGTGGAAGACATCATAACTAGGCGCATTGGCTTTCTAAGATATGGATTGGCCCTAGTTCCAGGGTGTAGGACAGACTTAGCAAAAACAATTCGTGCACCTGAGCGAAACTTTAAATGGGTGGCTCTAACGGGAACAATTAAGTGCGGTCTAGTGCCCTCGTGATGCATATATGCATATTTCATTTTAGAACCGACTTCCACTGCTCGCTCAGTTCTCCACGTTCTTTGGGTTACTCTGATGGAGTTTCTTAGCTTTCCGGTTCTAACTTTCACTTGTTGCTTAGCTAAAACTTGAATTTCTTGTCCAATACCCCTCATAAATCTTGCTACATCGCCTCTAGGCCCCTTCAACATAGTTTTTAATTTGGCGTCATATATTTTTACATTACCCACACGCCAGGTATATCTAACTCCGTCAGTACCCCCAGAACCAGAAGCGGACATCGTTCCCGCTCTAGCTAATGACCTAGCAATTCTTCTTGCCCCCCAAAGGACCCAGCTGTCTCTAATTCCATAAACCATTAGGGTACCGCCATGGTTATTTGCATGTTGACTGTTTGGAACCCGCCTTGGGGCTCATCCACATCTACTGTTGCAATAACCCCAAGCCCAAAAGGACCGTCTTCTTCCCATTGGTCGAGTAGATAGAGAGAGTTCATAAGAATCCAAGCATCGACGGCAGAAACCTCAGCTGCCTTCTCAATTTTATCACCGTCTGGGGCCTTGCCGTTAGCACCCACCACTGGGATAGCTCGAGAAACAAAAATGTTCATAACTACTGTTCTTGGCATGTTGCACCTCTGAGGGAGCGATGCCTCATCTCCGGGGGGGCCTAAGTACATCTGAGCAAAAGAAACAACAACCTGCTCGCAGTCAACAGCGGGCTGTCCAAAGGTGTAGTAGCGTCTGGTGGGAAGTGGCATTCCATATGATTCGTAAATACTTACAACTCTGTCCAGAACTCCCTCTAGCAGGTCCCTAAGATTTAAGGCCGTTGGGTCTAAATCTAACTCACTAATTTTAACTGACACTGATTGTCTCTCCGGTCTAATTTAGATTTATAGACAGATTACCAGATGCGATAGGAGTAAGTTCCCCATCTTTTTCACCATAGAGGTCCCAAGTCCCTGAGTCTACGGACTGGATAACAGAATATGCATAGTAATAAGAGATAGATACTGTTATCTCTCCGTCTTCTAGGATTACGTACTCTTCATCGGTTAGAGTTTTTTGTCTGTCAGCGCCCCAACTCTTCAGGACTAGTTGAAGCGTCCAACCAGGCTCAGACTCAAGAAACTCTGCATCTACATCTACCAGAGTAAAACTCTTGCTCCCAACCCCCAACTTGGGGACAGAGATATCAAAATCTGCGTCTACTGCAAGTTTAAGGGGCTTTGGTGTGTACCTACGAGCACGAGAGATGTCGGGGGAGAATACTTTAGAGCGCTTCTGGGCCTTGTTTGGGTTTACAGTTTTGAGAAACAAATCAATCTCATAGATACCAAGACGCATTTCCTCGAGAAAGTCTTGGCTATCTAGCAGAGTGTAAGATACTCCCTGCCTAGTGATAGAAGTTACACGCTCGGGGAGGGCGCAGTCGGAGTGTCCGTTCCACGACTTGAGAAGTTCGGTTGCGAGCCTCTTGGCAACCATTTTCCCCATTACAGGGGGCTCTGCTCCATAAGTATAGGTAATTTCAATGTCAGCAGGAACAATCAAAGCTCCCTCAGAAAACTGCACTGTTGAGTGGTCAACAAGATAATACTTATCGGGAGACATTATGTCCCCATTAGTGGCGCGTACTGTCTTAATTTCTCGAACAGCTTGACCACGAAGTCTAATTCTAGTTTCGGGAGAGACCCAAGGCTCAACAAGCTGGAGAGCTCGATTCACGCGAGAGTTGAGAATCGCTTCCTGCTGGAGCATACGGGTATTAATGAGGGGAACAAAGCGAACATATCGTTCAGTTACTGTCGTGAGTCCTGTGTATTTGCGACCAGAAAGAGCCCACAAAATATAGGAGGCACTGCGCACAGCCTCTTCTGCGTAGGGAGAATCTTCCCAGTCTGCACCAAGCTCTTGGGTTGTTAGCCACAAATTAGTCATTTTGCCCTCCTTACGGTAAGCGGGTGGTATACATTACGCATACCACCCGCTCAATCGTTGGTACTTATTAGGACTCGGGGTCCTCAGACGAGTTCAAGACAAAGTCAATCGGCTCGTCGGCGTTGTAGTCAACAGCACCAGGTACGTTGTCTTTGTCGGACTCGGTGTTCTCATCTGGCAGAGTGTTTACGGCGCGACTACCAGCAGGGACAACAGCTGTTCCCGTGGCTGCCTCTTCAGGAAGGTTGTCGGCTGTTTTGGCGAACCTGAAGCTGGTAGCGTCTGGTACAGCCGTGATGGTGTAGGTGCCATCGTAAACGAAATTTTCCGAATCCTCAAGAGCATCAATTGTAACCTCTTCACCAACAGCAAAGTTGTGTGCTGTGGATGTGGTGACAGTAACAACGTTGGATGCAACAGCCACGTCTGTGATGGTTGCGTCCAGCTCACCGTGCCAAGTGTAGAATCCGGTACGTCCAGTAGGTGCATAGGATGTGCGGGCGTAGGAGTATGGACGCTCTGTGGCAGTTGGGAACTCCCAGCGCTCGTCAAGGCCGGAGCCGAAACTAACGTTGCCCAATCCATAGCCTTCGAAAGTGTTTGCGAGCATACCGTTTTCGATAACTCGGTCACCACTCTGGCGCAATTTGGCGTAAGGGAAAACCCAGTGGAAGTACGGAAGAGTCGAAGCACGACGTCCGTCCTTGACCGCGAAGGACCAACACTCAATGGCAACACCGTTACCAGACGGGTCATCTCCAACGTTTGGTGAAGACCAACCAATGCTCTTGCGGTCGGGTGAACCAAAAGTTCCGAGGTTCTTGCGAAGCAAGAGACCACCAGAAATGAGGTTTGTCAGCTCGGGGTCTGGCTCACAGATGGCAAGTTCCATCGTGATACGCTTGAGTGTGTCGGGGGCTTTGTACGAAACACAGATGGAGCCGTTGGCCGACTTTTCCGTGATTTCATCGCCCTCTTCGTACTCGGGGGTGAAAGACATGCGCATAAAAGCCGAGGTAGTGTAGCTATCCCCAGGGCCGTTAGCGAGTGTCCCGTTGGCATTGAGGCGCGTGACACGAATGGACACACCTTGAATGCTTGCGGCATAATCTTGAGTAGCCATGTTAGCTATTCTCCTTTTTCAGCTTGTTGGTTATTTCAATTGTACAGTTAAACCGCGAGGTCTACTCGTACTGCGAGGTGTATCGAAGGGTCAAAGTAAACCGCCGCTGGACGAATTGCTTTTAGCTTCATGTCATTCTGGTTTCCCGACACATCATAAGCTTGTGCCAAGTTATCATTTACCACATCAACCTCGCCAAGATAAGTCTTGACAGTGCCAGTGGCATACATCCATTTGTTTGTGGCAGTGGCAGATAGATTTGCGTCGCCATCTGGCCCCACACCTGTGTAGCCGGAGCCGACAATTACGGGAGTTCCCGCAAGAGTCTGCAAGTGGTCCATTCCCTCTTCATGGTAGAAGGCTTGACCATTTGCACTAATTAGGGCAAAAACGTCGCGAGTCATGTGGATTACTCCCTGCTCGCCTGCATGGGATACAGTCCCCATCTGAAACTCAAGAAGAGCCAGTGCGCGACGCGCATTAAGTGCTGTGCCACCATTAAGAACTGTTGCTCCCGCAGAGGAAAGTGCGAGATTATTGTGGGTCTCACCCTTGCGGATAGTCCCATCCCAAAGCTCAGTTTCCATAGCTTTTTGGGACACACCCTCAATTTGACGAGTAAGACGGGCAAATCTGTCCAGTCCAAGAAGACCCAAAGTAG